AATTCAATGGCTCGTCGTATCCTTGACTATCGTTTTCACTGGAATGAAGGTTACAACACTGGTGGCACTCCGTTGAATGAAGCATTGGTGTATTGCTACAAAACTTTGGGTACATTTATTAAGAACAATAATATTGAGAAGACAACTTTCATTACTCTTACTGATGGTGAAGGTGGTTCATTGAGTAGCTATTCATCTGGTCGTTTCGATGATACTCGTACTGAAATTGTTGATGGTGTTTACAAACGAATCAAAATTAAAAACTTTATCAAAGATGAAATCACACAAAAGACTTATGAAATTGGTCGCCTTTCTGGTAATCAAACTGAGATGATTCTTCGAATGATTAAAGATCGTTACAATATTTCGATGGTTGGATTCCATATCTGCCAGAATCGTGGTCGTGATTTGCGTAGTGTTGCACAATCAAACTTACCAGATTACAATGGAGACATCTACGCATTGATTGAAACTTGGAAGAAAGAATTCAGAACAAATGGATTTGCTTCAGTGAAGAACACTGGTCGTGATGAGTTGTTTTTGATTCCACAATCTTCAACCAAGATTCAAGAAGGTAAGATGGATGTGAAAGCCGATGCAAATGCAAAGGCGATTGCAAAGAATTTTGGTAAATTCTTGAATGTAAAGAAGACTTCCCGAGTCTTACTCAACCGATTCGTTGGATTAGTAGCGTAAGTTGTTGATTTTACAAGGCAAAATAAGTGTTGACTTTTATTGCGCCTTGTAGTATAATAGTTGTATGAATTTGTGAAAGTGTATTTTTATTATGGAGAATGTGATGGCAAAAACTGATAACCAGTTCCGTGATTCGTTTGAATCAAAGATGAAAGAAATGTACCCTGACACTGCCACTAAAGGCACTGTGAGTCGTCCAGAACTTTTGAGTGTTATGAAAGCATTAAAGACAGAGAAGTATCCTCTGTGGCTTATGAAGAATAAAGTTGGTCGTGGTTTGTACGCTATTGATGGTGGTGCAACCCCTGTTATTGGAAACACTGCATTGAAAGCACAACCTGTGAAACAAGAATCCTTTAAGGTGGACTACTCTGATATCTCAGCGTTGATTCCAAAGAAAGATCCTAACTTTGTTCCATTCGGCAACTACGCTGATTTGGAAAACATCATCAAGTCTGGTATCTTTTATCCTGCATATATTTCTGGTCCAACTGGGAATGGCAAGTCAACAATGGTCGAACAGATTTGTGCCAAGCACAAGCGTCCATTGATTCGTGTTAACCTTAACATGATGACAGACGAAGAACAACTCATCGGTTCCAAAACACTAGAAGATGGTAATGTGGAAATTGTCGAGGGTCCAGTTCTTATTGCAATGCGTAGTGGTACTGCACTTTTGCTTGATGAGATTGATGCAGGTTCAGCAAACACTCTGCTTTGTTTGCAACCGATTCTTGAGGGTAAACCATACTACTTCAAACTCAAGAACGAGATGATTGTTCCAGCTGAAGGATTCAACATCTTTGCAACTGCCAATACTAAGGGTAAGGGTTCAGACGATGGTCGTTATATTGGTACCAATGTTTTGAACGAAGCATTCTTGGAGCGATTCGCTGTTACATTTGAACAGGAATATCCAAATGCAAAAATCGAAGTTAAGATTATTAAGAATCTCATGGAAACTCATGGCTGTCTAGATGCCGAGTTTGCAGAGACACTTGTAAAGTGGGCTGAAGCAATTCGTCGTACTTTCGAGGATGGTGGTGTGGATGAAACAATTACGACTCGTCGTATGATCCATATTGTTCGTGCCTTTGCGATTTTCAAGAATCAGCAGAAAGCAGTTGAGTTGTGTTGCAATCGTTTTGATGCTGCAACCAAAGCTGCATTCATCGACTTGTTCGATAAGGTGTCAAACCCACAACCTGAAGTAGTCATTGCATCTGTAGAGACTCCCAAGGTGGAAGACGAGATTCCCTTCTAAATGTTAGTCTTGCAATCCCCTACAACTGTAGGGTCATTGCAAAAAGAACTTGCCTTTAATTGGGAATTGTAGTATAATAGTTGTTCGAGTGTTAGATTTTTGTGAAACTTTTTAAGGAAAATATATTATGTTGAAATTTGCAAACTTGTCGTTGTCCCAAAAGCGTTTTGTTGTGGCTGTAATCGAGTCCAACAAGCAGTACAAAAAAGATCCTCAGATTACTCTGAAGGAATGTGCTGCAATTTATTACACTATTCGTGATCAGCGCACTGGTGCGAAGGGTGAAAAGATTGGTTACCCTAACTGGTTGTTCAATAAGAACAAAGTCGAGCGTGGTGTATACCAGTTACCGATTCCTACTGATGTAGAGTTGTCTGCTTATGCCAAAGAATTGGCTGACAAGAATACTCCAAAAGTAGCAAAGGCTAAAGCTAAAGTTGCGAAACTGGCTAAAGCCAAGACTGTTAAAGTCAAAGCACCTGCGAAAGTAGTAGTTGCAAAAGAAGATAAGATGGAAGTGTCTCGTCTTCAAAAGATTGTTGATGACTCCGTTGAGTTCGATGACGACACAGAAGACTTCAATGCGATCCTTCGTGAGAATGGCATCACAGTCTAATTAGAGTTTTACCTGTCATCTGGGGTACTGCCATCGCCCCAGATGACTTTTTTCATTTGATGGTTGTATAATTATGGAGATATTATGTCTAAACAAGAATTGCTATTGACGCATTTGAACAAGGGTAAGACTTTTACTGCTAAGCAGATCAAGTCCTCTTTTGGTATTGCACATCCTGCAAGCACAATCCGTAACTTGCGTGAGCAAGGCTACTGTGTTTACTCTAACCCAGCAGTTGTAAATGGTACTGAAGTTGTTAAGTACCGCATCGGCAAACCAACTCGTGCAATGGTTGCTATTGCAAACCGCTATGCTGGTTCATCTGTATTTACTCGTACAGTTTAATTAAGTGAGTTATAAATGGGCATTCTTCGGAGTGCTCATTTGTGCATTCATTTGGAGATAAAATATGGCAACCAAAGAAGATATTAAAAAGTCACAAAATGCCACCACAGGTGGTCGTAAATTCGATGGAGGTAAACTACAATATGGTTTGCTTCCACCACTCGCATTAAAAGCGACTGTAGAAATTCTAACATTTGGTGCGGAGAAATACGAACCAGATAATTGGAAGAATGTTCCAGACTCAAAACGAAGATACTTTGACGCAATGCAAAGACATCTTTGGGCATGGAAAGAGGGAGAGCAAAACGATCCCGAGACTGGCAAGAATCATTTGGCGCATGCAATGTGTTGCTTGATGTTCTTATACGAACACGATGTCAAATATTCAAAATAAATTTGCCAATTGCCTCGTTTTGAGGTATAATGTTTTATACATAGTAATGTACAATTTGAAAAAGGAAACCCTATGAAATTATCTAAAGAAACCGTATCCCTTATTAAGAATTTTGCTGGCATCAACAGCAATCTTCTACTTAAGAGTGGGAACAAACTAGCAACTATCAGTGCACAAAAGAATGTGATGGCTGACGCAACCACGACTGAATCATTCCCTGACTTTGCCATCTATGATCTCAATGAGTTTCTAGGTGCGATGTCTCTCTTTGACGATCCTGAATTGGAATTCCAAGACAAGTATGTTTCTATAAAACAAGGTAGTATGAACATCAAGTTCTTCGCTGCAGACCCATCTGTGTTGGTATCACCACAGAAAGCAATTACTTTTCCTGATGCAGAGATTAACTTTAACATGTCTTCAGCGATGTTGGATATGATTAAGAAAACTTCTTCAGTCCTTCGTGCAGCCGATGTATCAATCGTTGGTGATGGTAGCAAAGTTACTGCTGTTGTTGGCGATAAAAAGAATGCTACTGGTAACTCGTATAGCGAAACAATTGGTGATACTGATAAAACATTTAAGGTAAACTTGAAAGTAGAAAATCTTAAGATGCTTCCAGGAGATTATCAAGTATCTATCTCCAGCAAGAAAATCTCTCGTTTCAAAGCACCAAACACCGACTTAGTTTACTATGTCGCAGTAGAAGCAGATTCTACATTTGAGTTTTAAAACAAAGAGGAGTATAATCTCCTCTTGTTCTTTTATTATGTTTGGAGTGATATATGATTGATAGTCGTGATGAAATGTTTTTGTGGGTAGAAAAGTATCGCCCACAGAAAATTGATGATTGTGTCTTGCCACAGGCACTGAAAGATACTTTCCGCCAGTATGTAGAGCAAGGTGAACTACCTAACTTTTTGTTTACTGGTTCCGCAGGTGTAGGTAAAACTACGATTGCTAAAGCATTATGTAATGAAATTGGTGCAGAGTTTATGATGATCAACGGATCTGAAGAATCAGGTATTGATACTCTGCGCACTAAGATTAAGGGATTCGCTTCTACTATATCATTGACAGATGCCAAGAAAGTTGTCATCCTCGATGAAGCGGATTACCTTAATGCTAATTCGACTCAGCCAGCACTTCGTGGATTCATCGAAGAGTTTGCCAACAACTGTCGATTTATCCTAACATGTAACTTTAAGAATCGTATCATTGAACCTATCCACAGTCGTTGTTCTGTGGTTGAGTTTAAGATTGATTCCAAGGATAAGCAGGAGATCGCTGCAACCTTCTTCAAGCGAGCAGTATCAATCCTCAAACAAGAGCAGGTTGAATTCGACCCTAAGGTAGTTGCCGAACTAATCACTAAACACTTCCCTGATTACCGTAGGATTCTAAATGAACTCCAACGATACTCTGTGTCTGGTAAGATTGATTCTGGTATTCTTGTTAATATGTCTGAGGAATCATTTAGGGGTCTAATCAAACTTCTTAAGGAGAAAGACTTTAGTGAAGTCCGTAAATGGGTTTCCAAAAACTCTGACGCAGATACCACTTCTTTATTCCGTGAACTATACGATAGTGCAGCAACTACTATCGAACCAAATAGCATTCCACAGTTGGTTCTTATTCTTGCAGACTATCAATATAAAGCAGCATTTGTAGCTGACCATGAACTAAATATAATGGCAGCACTCACTGAGATTATGGCTCAGTGTAAATTCAAATGAGGCTAATATGGAAATCATTTTACTAGTAGTATTTACATTCGTTGTATGGATCATGGGTGCAGTATCTGGCTGGAACGCTAGAGAAAAACATGCTAAACAACAGATTGATAAATTCTTTGCAAATGTTGATGAAGCCGAAGAGGAAGAACAAATCCATATTATCATCGAAAAACATAACGATATGTTATTTGTTTACGACAAAGATACCAAACAATTCATGGCACAGGGAACTTCGAAAGAAGATGTAGAGAAAGTTCTTGTAGAAAGATTTCCTGGAAAACGATTTGCATGTCACGAGTCTACACTTAAAGAAGTTGGATTCTTATCATGACACCATTTGACTTTATTAATGCAATCAATTTTACAAAGAAAGATCTCTTAGCAGAAGACCCGATGGCTAAGAAGGACTATGTTCCTTTTATTATTAACAGGGGTTTAGGTTATTTTCCCGATACAGTTTTATATGCGAATGAGATGAATCGTAATTCATCGATTCCAGTGGACTGGCAGTTTTCTTTTTTACTAAATAGTATCTCTAAGAAGAAAAGATTTTCTAAGTGGCACAA